CCAAGCTGAAGGCCGAGCTCTCGGGCATATTCAACTGGAGCATGGAGGGCCTGCGTCGTCGTAAGGCGCGCGGTGGCAAGTTCGTGCAGCCCGCGTCGGGCACGGAGCTCTTGCACGTCATGGAGGAGCTCTCCAATCCGCTGGGCACGTTCATCGAGGACACGCTGGTCCTTGACGACAAGGCGAGCATCAGCAAGGACGACCTGTACCACGTCTTCAAGCGGTGGGCTACGGCTCGCGGGATACACCCGGGCACGGACCTGACATTCAAGCGCCAGTTCTTGGCGGCGACGAGTGACAAGCCGATACGGATCACGCAGACGAGCAACGGCGAGGCACGGGTCAGGGTGTACCAAGGGATACGCTTCCAGGAGCGCGCCCAGCAGTACGTGGACAGCGTTAACAACTCTCTTATGAGCGAGGACTTTTTATGATAATCGGAATAGGCTCAGACATTGTGAGCATTGACCACGTGGGCAACTGCTACAAAAAACAGTCTTGGTCGTTCGTGCACAGGATCCTGGGCAAGGACGAGCTCGACTACTTTGCGCAGATCTCCGACAACCGCGCCATGTCGGTCAGCTACCTGGCTCGCCGGTTCGCGGCCAAGGAGGCTACGCTGAAGGCGTTGGGGGTGGGCATAGGACCTGAGCTCGACCTGAGAGACGTTCAGATACTGAACGACTTCAAGGGCAAGCCCGAGCTTCACATCGAAAAGCCCGGGTTGTACCCGCACCGCGCGCACGTTACAATCACAGACAATCACCGCGACGTTGTCGCGTTCGTCATACTGGAGAAAATATGAATCAGATGCACCCATCGGGCATGACCCAAGAGCGTTGGGACTGGCCGTTCAAAACGGCTGAAGAGCGCAAGCTTGTCGTGAAGTATTTCAGGAAGCAGGGCAAGGTAGATCCAGTGCAAGAATATGGGGAGGCACCACTATGAGCATCGTCGGAAGAATTGGGAAGTGGACATCAAAGGCCGCGCTCGAGGAGGCGCTCCAACAAGTTAACGACGAGGACCCGGTGATGGTGGTGAGCATCAGCAGAACCGATCAGCAGATGCGCTACTGGACCGCGAACTGCAACAACATGGAGGCCAACTGGATGGCTGACAACATCAAGGATGATGTCATGGGGGGCCGGCTATGAAAGATCTACGCAAAGCAGCAGAGCAGGCCATAGAAGCAATTATGCACGGCGGCGTGAAAGAACAGGCCGCAGCAGTTTACGAATTACGCCAAGCACTAGCGCAGGAAGAAAAGCCGCCAGTCAAGTCTTACTGCGGGGGTAAGCCTAACTACTGCACCCCCGACCCTCATGTCGATGCCGTAAACATGAGCCAAGAACGTGTCGATGAAACGGCAAAACGTGAACACGAGCCATACGGTTATCTTTGGTTTACTCATCAAATGGAAAGACGATTTACCCATTACAGACCAAAAGAAGAACAAAGAATTGGAGAAGTAACACCAATCTACACCGCACCACCAAAGCGTGAATGGGTTGGAATAGATGAAAAAGAAGTTGCTTGGCTTTGGTTTTGGATGGGGAACAGGGAAAAAATAAATGGGTACGAATTTGCCAAAGCTATCGAAGCCAAACTAAAGGAGAGGAACGGTGGATAAGATTACTGTGGTATGCCACAAAGACCACGACAAGGGCTACGAGGATTATGTTGGTAAATGCCTGTTGTGTGAGGTTGAACGGCTACAAAAGCGTGAATGGGTTGGGCTGACTGTCGATGAAGCCCGAAAGTTCTATGAGAAGTACACGGACAGGGAAGAGTTGATTTACGCTATAGACAAGTTTCTTGAGGATAAGAACGCATGATTGATATTGAAAAGTTTTTAGTTTCTTTGCGGAGTAACAAAGACCTTGACGGAAAGTTGAAGCCGATCTGCCTCGCCGACACCGTTCAGGAAGAGATCAGGATAATCCAAGCGGCAGTCGAAAATTCACGTCGGGAATGGGTTGTGCTGACGGATGCAGACATTGCTAAAGCCATGCACGGCAGTGTTGAGGGTAGCAACATGCTTCCGTATCAATTCGCCAGAGCCGTTGAAGCCAAACTAAAGGAGAGGAACACATGACTGACCTACGTAAAGCAGCAGAGATGGCGTTGGATTTTTGTGAGGATATTGGGAATTTAGGTGGGCCATATCCGTATGTAAACGAAACTGCAATCGTCAGCGATGGCCGCAAAGTATTGCAAGCACTACGCCAAGCACTAGCGCAGCCTGATGAAGTATTAGTCGAGCGTGAGGCGTGTGCGAAGTTGTGTGATGACAGGGTTGATGCTGAATACGCTACCGGCAAGGTCGACCACAACGAAATGGGCTGGACGCAAGCATGTGCTCAAGCAATCCGAGCAAGGTCAGAAAAGTCGCTAGTCAAGTCTTACTGCGGGGGTAAGCCTAACTATTGCACACCTGAACAGGGTAACAGCAGTCCAAATTACCCCATTTCTGAATCTAGTACCCCATTTGTCGATACCGTAAACACATCGCAAGCAAGAGTAGAGTACGACCGGCAAGGAAACATTGCGCGGTTGTTTGGGCCAATAGAGCCTGACGGAACATTGCTCTACGCCGCACCACCAAAACGTGAATGGGTTGGGCTGACGGATGATGAAATCTATGACTATGCAGACAAGTTTCTTTATCAGCATGGCAGTAATTTTGGAATCAAGTCATTTGGTAAAGCCGTTGAAGCCAAACTAAAGGAGAAGAACACATGAGCGACATGGTGAACCACCCGCCTCACTACAAGTCCGGCGGGATCGAGACGATCGACTTCATCGAGGCCAAGGAACTACCCTACCACCTGGGCAACGTGGTGAAGTACATCAGCCGCGCTGGCATCAAATCACACTGCCCAATTGAGGATCTGAGAAAAGCGCAGTGGTACTTGAACCGATACGTGCAACTTATGGAGAAAACAAATTGAATTTATTTGAGAATCAGTACCTTGTACAAAACGGTGGCGCCGGAGAGTTCTTGCTGTGGATGCTACTGGTGATCGTTGTGGCAATCTGGATCGGAATGAGGGAGGACAAGAATGGCAGAGGCAGGTAAGGGATCGCGGCACCGCCCGGTTAACAAAGAAGCTTTTGAGGCCGGCTGGGATCGCATATTTGGCGGTGTCAGCTCCCCGTGCGTAGACGTGTGCGACATGGACTACGCCGCGAACATATGCCGTGGGTGTCACCGCACCCTCGACGAGGTCGCGGCTTGGGGCTACGCGAACAACGACGAGCGACAGCGCATCCTCAACAACATAGAGGAGCGAAAGAAGCATGCCCAAAGTAACAACACTTAGCCTGGCGGAGTTATTAAAAGCACAGACACATAGCGACGCCGACATAGCTTTCGCGAAGGTCATGGAGCTCATGGAGAAGCACGGCGTATGCTATTGCAGGTTCACGCTAGAGGATGGGGTTCAGATCATCGACCCCCGTTACAATCAACGCATTGTAGGAGTCATATCAGATGCCTAAGAATTGGGGTTATTATCACGTGGACTGCGGGCACTTCCCATCGCAGATAAAGCTGTGCTTCTCCAACGAGACATTCCAACGAGTGCTCAAGGACCACGGCATCACCGAGAAGGCCACCGCGCTAGACGAGGGCATCGCGGAGACGCACTACCTGACCGACGGCAAGCACGCGGTGATCATCATGGCGTTCGACCTGAAGGAGTGCGTGGAGGAGGATCCTGCGTTCTTGGCGGGCGTGATCGCGCATGAGGCAACGCATTGCGTGTGCAGGATATTCGAGCACATCGGCGAGTCTCCGGAAGAGATCGGTGAAGAGTCGCGCGCGTACCTGACGGAGCACATTGTCAAGCAGATCACGACGGGCATCAACATGGAGATCCAAAAGAATGCTAGAAAAGAGCATCGAACAGCATCTAAGCAAAAAGGTAAAGGAGCTGGGGGGTCTCAGCCTAAAGTGGATCAGCACGATAACGGGAGTCCCAGATCGGATTGTATTTCTCAAAAAACAGATCCACCTGGTGGAGCTAAAAACAAAGACAGGGTCGCTATCAAAAAGACAGCTGTTAGTGTTCGCTCAATTAGCCGACTTAGGGCATCCGGTAACCGTATTAAGGTCTAAGGAAGACGTCGATGAGTTCATACGAAAGAAAAAAGGAGCGAAAGCGGGTTTGGTACAATAATTACAGGAGCACCCGGGAGGGATACATTCGCACCAACCTTTCGTGCATAAAGTACAAATGCAAATCAAATAACATACCCTTTGATTTAACATATGAGTTTTTAGAGTCAATCGTGGTTAATCGCTGCCCTATCTTTGATATTGAGTTCGTTTGGAAAACTCAAAATAAAGGGGTCGGCCCCGACGAAAACTCTCCCACGCTAGACAGGGTGGTACCAAATCTTGGTTACGTGCAGGGCAACGTAGTGTTTATATCTTTTCTAGCTAACAAAATAAAACAAGACGTCACCGAAAAAGAACTGTACGCCGTAGCCGACTGGCTACACGACAAACGAAAGGAAGTGCTAAATGCTTTCAAGGACAAACCTACACCAATACCAAAACCGCCTGATACACCTGGCCGAAAGGATCCCTCACATGGGACTGTTCATGGAGCCGGGGCTAGGAAAGACTGTGACGGCTCTCAGCATCATCAAGCAGAACTCTTCGGGGCGGACCCTAATCATTGCGCCTAAGCGCGTAGCCGAATCCGTGTGGGCCCAGGAATGTCAGAAGTGGGAGCACCTCAAGGACTTGCGCGTGATCAAGATCATGGGATCGCAACGCGAGCGGCTAACCGCTCTGCACCAGTTCAATTGTGACGTGTTCATCATCAACGTCGAGAACGTCCCGTGGCTTGTGGACAACTGGATCTCCGGCCTATTTGATAACCTGATCGTAGATGAGAGCTCGCGGTTCAAGGACCCGAGCACGAAGCGGTTCAAGGCGATCAAGAAGGTGCTCAACGAGTTCAAGCGCAGGCTGATACTAACGGGCACACCAACGCCGCAGGGCATGGGAGATCTGTGGGCCCAGGTTGGCATTTTAGATCGCGGCGAGCGGCTAGGGAAAACCCTTACCTCGTTCCGCGACACGTACATGTACGCCGCCGAGCGGAACAGGCACACGAACGTTGTGTATAAGTGGGCGGTGAGACCGGGCATGGATTGTCAGATCCGGGACCGCGTTTCTGATATCTGCTTCAGCCTGCGCGCCGAGGATTACTTGACCCTGCCGCCCCTGACTAACTTGTACCATACATGTACGATATCGTCGGAGGTTATGGCTAAGTACAAGCAGCTGCGCAAGGAGCTGGTGACGGAGATTGATGGTAAGGAGGTCACGGCGGTCACCGCCGCGGCGCTCGCCAACAAGCTCTTGCAGTTCACGAGCGGCACGCTCTACACCGAGGAGGGTGAGGCGCAGAGCTCGGAGGAGAAGATTGAGTTCTTGGAGTCGCTGATTGAGGAGAACCCGCACCCGACGCTGGTCTTCTACCACTACAAGACCGCGCTCAAGAAGCTCAAGGAGCGCTTCCCTGAGGCGCAGGAGTTGTCCGATGACAACCTGGACATGTGGAGAGCCGGCAAGATCAAGATCATGCTGGCGCACCCACAATCTGGCGGGATCGGGCTGAACCTACAGTGCAATGAGGGTCAGATCGCGCAGGTGGTCTGGTACGACCTGCCCTGGAGCTCGGAGAACTACATCCAGGCCAACGCTAGGGTGTACCGGCAGGGTCAGGAGAAGCCCGTGATCATCCACCACATACTGCTGGGCGGCACGATCGACGAGCAGGTGGTGAAGGTGCTCGAGGGTAAGATCAGCGCGCAGGAGGCGCTTATGAACGACTTGAAGATGGAGGGGTGATGGACAGGGTACAACTATTCAACGAGATCGTGCGAGCGTCCCGAGCGATCGGGGTGCCCAGCACGGACGCGACCAGTTTGGATCAAAAACTCTCAGAGGTTAATCTCGATAGCCTTGACACATTGTTAGTGAGCATTTACTATTGTGATGTGTACGGGATCTCCGAAGAGCAGGCCAAGAAGTTGCAACCAAAGACGCTCGGGGAGATCTATGAGTTTATCGATCAGAACAAGACGAGAGAGCCTAAGACCATGGAGGAGGCGCTGAAGAAGATACGATGAGGATATACCTTACAAAGTACAGCACGCTCAGCACCGAGGCGCTTCACCTGGTGGAGGACCACGCGTACCCCCAGCGCGCGCACTTCTTCCCGGAGCTGTTCAAGGCCACAAAGTCTGGTCTGTTCTGCACCCCGCAGCGCGCCATAGAGCGCGTGGTCACCCCGGAGATGGTGAGCTACATCCGCGGCAACCCGGTGCCCGGCAAGACCGGGTTCATACTCGCGGGCGGCTCACAGTCCTGGAACTCCGGCGGCGTGCCGGTGGACGAGCGGTACTTTGACAACTCCCTGGCGTACGCGTACAAGATGGAGATCCTCACCGTCACGAACATCTTCGGGTCGCGCATCGCCTCGCAGATTGGCGCCACGGA